TTCTAGGATGTAGCCGTTAGCCTCTGTTAAATCAACACGACTAATTGTCATTTTATCCTCCTATGGATATATAGTTTATTGTTTTTTTTGAATCGTCTAATTCAATATGATTATAGGGCAAGCGTCCACTCATCCCAATAAGTCTATTGTACCATTTAATTCTTATAATTTGCCAAGAATTTTAGCAGCCTGAAGTTGTGTTGCGGTATATTGAGTGCTAACACTTGCCTTTACAGCAGTATCTGCCTGACCACCAACACGAAGTTTAGGATCAAAGATTTCTGGAAGATCTTCTTTAAGTTGATTAAATTGTCCTTCAAATCCAACAACATCAAAGTTATCATCAAATTCAAATTTAGTCAAATCCATAAACTTTAGAAGTCTTCGTGGATCTTTTACTCCTTCATCAGAGATTTTCTGCAAAACCTTCTCATGAAGTAGTTTTCCACTGAACTCTGCTATCTTTTGGTTGGTACTGTTTAGATCAACCTCAAGTTTTTCTTTTTCTTCTCTGAATTTTTTAGCATCAGACTTTGCACGGTCTAAAGCAGCAAGAACTGCCTTTGGATCATTTAAAGTTGTTTTTTCAGTTGTTGTTGTTTCTTCTGTATTATTCGTTTCCAATTTGGCCTCCTGTGGCTTCCATCATTACATTGTTTGTGTTTGTATTTTGACTTAAACTAGTTAAAGATTCTTCTGTTGCTGCTATTGCTTTTGCAACATCTAAATCATAACCCATTTCAATTAGAACTTGCTCAAGAGATACGCCAACTATACGCTTCTTTACTGCAACTTCCCATGCATCTAAACTATCAATGCTTTCAATATCTTTCCATCTAACTTGAATGTTTGGTTCTATAGAATTTTCCATTTTTAGAATAAATCTAAACATGTCAGCCCAAGTTGAACCAAAAGTAATCTGACGATCCTTTACCTTGGCAATCAATGGTGATTCTGCAGTTCTTAGAGATTCTCCAGAAGGAATGCTTCCTGTCTTTTCAAAATAGTGAAGCGGTGTGTTAGTAATAGATGCCATTGCACGAACAAAGTCTCTAACTGGTTCTGTAAAGACCTTGTGATCAGCAGGAGAAAATTCTCCAACCTTATCAACGCCTTTGAGATACCAAAGTTCTCCTGGTCCATTCTTTAACTTGCCAATGTTTTCTGCATCTGTTCCTGTTTCATCAAAGTCTTCAAACTCAGAAGAGTTTCCTGAACCACCAAGAGCATAACGCTGTGGTGCTCCTTGATAATCAACAGTAATCATATGTGTTGTCATTAACTTGTTGATTGCATCTTGTGGTCCATAAGCATCTGTGTGCTCTGGACGACCATATTGCTTAGATGTGCGGAAATGGAACACTGGAACTTCGCCCCAAGGGTTTTCTACTACAGAAACTGGCAAAAATCCGTTTGCAGAAACAATGTTAATAACCTCTCCAGGCATTGTGTACTTTTCAATACGATCTGCGTAATACATGTTCAAATGTGATGTTTTCTTTGTGTAATCCAAAGGATCTTCTGACTGCCATAACTTAGCAGCAAATCTCTTGACTCTTGGATTCTCATCATCATAAACCATTACAGTTGTAAGTGGTGAATTATAATCAACTGTGGTGTTTCCATTAACATCTGTCCAAACAATTGCATAGCAATCGCCATAGACTAGTGCACGACGGTGAATTTCATCTGCATCGATTTGCAAATCGTTCATTTGCCAGATGTCATTAATCTTTGCGTTTGCTTCTTCTGTGTTTGCTGTTATGTTAGCAATTTCTAGACGGTTAAGAACTGAATCTACTACAGTTCTAGCAAAGTTAAATCTAAAGTTATTTCTTACGCTTCCCAGCACTTGTAGCCAACGGTTATTTGAGAAAACTTCTAAATTAGTTCCCTCGTAATATTCCTCAGCAACCAAATAGGTATTTCTTCTATCTACTATTGTATCAATAGCCTTTTTAATATCAGACATGTTGTCTCCTTAAATAATTTATTTGTTTTGTTTCTAGTTTTACTGCTTTGTTATCTAAAAAGTACAAAACGCCAGAAACAACGGCATCAAGCACATCCTCATGTGAAACTTTTGGAAAAGCCCACATCTGTTCTTCCAATGTTGGAAAATGTGCAGTGTGTCGCACTTTTCCTTGTTGGTAGAAATTTAAAGCCTTGCCAGCACGAATCTGCTTTGATAGACTTTGTGATTTGGATCTGTATTTAGCAGGTACGGCTTTGAAAACATCTTTCCAAAGATCTCCACCTTGGTTTACTTCAACATAAAGTATACCAACATCAAACTTCTCCACCAGATAAGTGACTCTATCTGCTATTTCTGATGGAGACATCTTTACTTGCTCAGCATGTCTTACATAAATATTCTGACCACTTCTAGACAGTACGGCTATGCCTGTATAGTCAGAGATTTTATTCTTTGTAACTGCTGGGTCGATGGAAATGATAGTGTTTCCATAATCTTCTAACTCTTCAATAATAATATCTTCGTTAGTCCAGAACATGCCATCTGTATTAACTGGACGGTTCATATAGTTCTTCGCAAAATCTCTTAAATGTCTTTGGCTGTTAAGCCAGTCTAATGGCCATTTTTCAGGCCAAACAGACCTCTCTGAGCCATCATCATTAGGCATAATGGCTGGATAGTAGTGGACATCCACATTCTGGTCCTTAATCCAAGATAATTCAGGGTCATCGTAGCCTTCGCCGTATTTACGGAATTGATCCATCACAGAGTTAGGCATTGTTGTTGTTCCGACAAAAATCATACGGGCATAGATATTCATAGGCGCAATATCATCAAATACAGTGTTTTTCTGACGGCCTGCCTGGTACTCAGAGTAGTTCTTTTCGCCTTTTTCAATATCATCTAGAATTATTAGGTCTGGACGCTGCCCAAAGACCTTCTTTCCTAACGAGTTAGTGTCAATACCATTAGCATCAAATATAAAATCATTGCTTTGGATAATACGCCAAGAGTTAGAAGCCATGGCACGGCCAGACGAGTTAACCATCTTAGGCTTGCAAAGTTCAGGATAGTCTTCAATAAGGTAGCCATTTGTCTCCAATTCATTTTTAAAGGACATTAAGTGAGTTTCGGCCTGGGATGCAGCATCTGAGAAAGCGGCGATAAACTTAACATGCCCATGAGCAGCAGCCCACATAGGCAAAATTAGAAAGATCCAGGTAGATTTTCCACATTCTCTGGGTGCTATGAAGGCATCACGGTTTTCTTTAGGGTTTTTCGGTTTGTGGATCCAGGATTTGCCATATTCGGCTAGGTCTTTATGAAATTCAGATAATGTTATTTCTCCATGGGCATTCTGAAGGTGATGAGGTAAGTAAATTAGGGCAAAAAGCATTGGATCATATTTGGTTAACTCTTTACGGCCATCAGAAAATGTCAAAAGTTCTAATGGAACATTGTCTAAAATGTCAGTTGCTAACATTACTTCCTTTCGGCCAACAAATGATAGATATCGTCTACTCTTTGCTCAAGTCTGTTTACCTGGTCTTTTATGCTACTTCCACCATTAGGGCGAAGTTCTGATAAGGTTTTGATCATATATCTCATCATTCCAAAGAATCCTCCTGTAACGCCTAAGATTATTATTCCTATTGCGGATATTACCTCTGCTGTCATTTATAACACACCCTAGATTCAAAAGTATGGGAAATATCTTTTGCAGACAGCGAAAAATGCAAACTTAAAAAAACTTTCGCAGCGGGTACCCGTCCCTTATAAAACCTTATCATCTAAAACCTTCAAACCTTTATTTCTCATAGCCTCATTGCGAGCCTTTGCTTCATTCAATAGATCTATGATTGCAAGGTCTTGTCCATCCTTTTGTCTATTCTCATTGATAACAGTTGACTTACCTTCTATAAGGTTTATGGTTTGTATAGCCTTATGTACAGCATTTGCTAACTTGTTCAAACCATCGCTATCCAATGCATCTTGCATTAGTGCTTCTACACATCTATCCAATACTGCTTGTGCTGCTATTAGTTTTTCTCTATCACTATAGAAGTTTCTCGTATCTACCGCCATTTTTGCGAGGGTATCAATAGTAGGTAATTCTACGTTGCGTTCTACAAACCACTTCTTGGCAGTATGATAAGACTTTGGAAAACCAAGGTATCTAAGTGTTGGACCTATTCCCATTTCTTGTGCAGTTTCTATAAAGGTTGTAATTTGTTCTTCTGTATATGTGCTATATCCCACGATATCCTCCTATTAAGGTTTGAAGGTTTGTATATTTGGTTTTACGACGCATACTTCTGGCATTTCCGACCAATATAACCATATCAAACCTCATCCATCTTCTTTAACAAACCCTCAATCATCTCAATTAAGTTTTCGTCCAAACCAATATCCAATGTCATTTCGGTAGTATTTTCTCTGTCAAAGAATGTAAGGACAAACTTTAAGTTGCCTTCTCTATACTCTACTTCTCCTGCATATGGAAATAGTGTCATATTTTCCTTATTCCGTCCGATTTTTACCTAGTTTGTACATCATAGCAATTGTACCATTTAAATATGGTGAGAGAGCCAAAAGAGATGAACCAAAAAACTCTCCCACCATCATGATTGGTAGACCACGACCTGCAGGTGCAGGTATATATAAGTATATCAGATAGATCTCTTCTTTTGAGCCTTTTGGACATAAATAACCCAACAAGGCTTGCAATAACTATGAAGTCTGTCTGCTCTGTTTCTATTGTAGCCAAACTGAGATACTGGCTTATCTTGCTTACATAGGTTACAAACCTTAGACTGCCTTATAACTGTAGGTGGAGATTTATGCCTTCTAGCACTTTTCTCTCTATCTCTTTCCTTACAGCATGGCTTGCAGTAAGCATATAAATGATTGATTGTATATGCAGCATAGTAGTAATGACTTGCATCTTTAGTTACCCCGCATCTTGGGCATCGCTTATGCATAACGAGTCTCCCATTCACGATTAGCATGTGTCTTAAGTCTGTGACAGTTGCAGCAAAGTGTTTGAAGATTTTCTTCTTGATTGTTACGCTTATTACCATCAATATGATCAACCTCAAGTTGAACTCCGTGAACTGCTATGAAACTACAGCCTGGAGCCTCACAATAATTTTTCTTGCTGTATCCATAGGCTCTATGGCAACTCCAACACAAAATGCCAAACCTTTGTCTGCCTTCTTTATCTAAGCCATTATTTCTAGCCGTTTTACCACAAGGACAAACTCTTCTTTCTAATGATCCTGTTGCTTTACCCATTGTTATCCTCCACTTTTAGTTCTACCTCTAATATGTCTTGTATTACCTGATGCTCAAAGCCTATGACTTCTGATGTCCCGTTGCAAACCAGGCAATTCCTATCACTATCTGTTATCTTGACTGCATTGCATTCCTTGCAATATACAATCTCATATTCTTTATCCATTGTTTACTCTCTCTCTATTACGCCCGAAACGGGCGACTCAGCCAAGAAGGAAGTCAGGCTTGTATAATTAAGTACTGCTTTTCCTTGGTTTCTTATTGATGTGTTTATCTTTCTTTTATCTTTATTTATCTTTAGTGTATCAATATTGACTATTGTTTCGTCAGATGTGATACACGGATTAGTCATATTAGGTACACGGACTTCATAACGGTTGTTTTTGTATTGATTGTTACCGTGCTTTTTCTTGGCAACAACAATCCAGCCCAACTCCTGTAAATGTTTAACTATCTTAACTAATGTATTCCTGCTGCCTATTCCAGAATCTTTCATAAGTTGCTCTTGGTTTGGGTAAGCATTCTTGCCTCTGGTTGCCAAAGCATATAAAACAGCCTTGTAATGACCTGAAGGCAGAGTTCTATCGTCTCTGATAGCCACCATTAAATCTAGTTCCATTGTTCATCCTTTTCCTTATATCCCAGTATAGCATATAAAAGGGATAGATGCAACCTTTTAGAAAAGGCAAGGCCCCGCAGAAGAAACTGGGAGCAAAGACTGCGAGGCCTTTATCTTCACTAGGATGTGATGATATTATAAGTATATCAGGTCAATCAAATCTTGTCAAACTAGCCTAAAAATTCACCAGTTTCAGAATCCATTTCATCTTCATCATAAGATTCTTCATCAGCCAATACTTCTTGGGCATATTCATAGGCTGCTTCCATTATTTGATTCCCTGCCTCGCAAATCTCACCCATAAAATCTGAGTATGGATCTGCACTCACATTATCCCAACCATCTTCTGGAGAAGCCTTTGCTGCATCTTCAAAAGCAGGTGCTAAGGTACTCTGAAATACAGATGTCTGACCCTCATTAACAATCATTAGTTCCATTGTGCTTAAGGCTTCATCTAAACCTTCTGCAATAATTTCTTTGGCATCATAGATATCTTTAATATCATCTATAAAACTAAATAAACCCATTTAAAGTGTTCCTTGGTATTTAACTGCTTTCATTCTATAACTTTCAACATTATTAAAAGCATTTAGTACTGGTTCTAAACCACTTATTTGCCAAATAGCATTATCAAGAATCAGGTTTCCACTTGAGTCTTTAATATTTGCAATTAATGATCCTATTGCTATTGGTTGATCACAGCGAACTGTTAACTGCCCAGTTTTTGCCAGGCCAGCAGTAAGAGCAATATTGCCAACAAAATAATAATTTATTGAAGATGCAGTGCCAACAGTATTCCTTACAAACTTATAAAATTCTGCAGAATATTTATGGCGAGTATATGCTAATGGTTTCATATAGTTGTCCAACCTGGATATGTTACAGTTGATTGTATTGGTCCAGTTTTAATTGAACGAGACTTTACAAAAGATAACTTAGAACATACCATTACAGCCATCGGCGCAATGAATGGTGAAACAGAGTCGCCTGACTTAAATGTTGTTGAAGCGTCATTTTGCATAGTTGTTGAAACTGCCATCTGCTCAAAAACAATATCCTCATTATTAAGCATGTATGCTGATTGATAAGCAACTGCTCTTTTAAGAATTTCTAGATCCTTAGTGTCAGTTACATCAGTTTCAAACTTGCCAACATATGCCTCAATAGCATATTGTGCTCTTTCAACAAGACCAGCATTAACTATCTTGCCTGTAATTGTTTTTACTTGCGTTGTAGTAGCAAACATTTATTTCTCCTTTCCTATTCCGCCAGCCATTGCAGACCTAGATAAGTCATGCTAAGCACTGGAATTTCCTGTAGTGTATAGATTTCTTCTTCTTGTTTTGGATATAAATCTGACTGATAATTTGCATTATCTTTGTCTGAGCCAGATCTAATAATACCACTAGATGAATTTGTTGGTGACTGAATTAAAGGTCCACCACCACCATTTGTTGGCGTTGTTTGTCCAAATTCAGTTAACTCACGAATGTTTATTCTCTGTGGTGATCTATTTAGTCTTGTTGTTGAATATTGCCAGGCTCGTGTTGCAGTTGTTTCGTTTATATCTACTGCAGGAAGAACCTGTATAACTGCCTTATTATAATCTTGGCGACTAAATGTATAGCCATCTTCAACACAATTTATAAAGATTTTTCCAGTAATTGGTTGTCCATTCAATACTTGATTATTATGTACAATAATTGTTGTTGCATAGTCATCATACTGGTTTGCAACAAGACTAGATCCTTGATAAACATTGTTTGCTAGTTTAGTTACTATTGTTCCAACAACAATATCTATTGGATCAACAACCATTAAATCTTTTAATCCTTTACGGTTTAATCCAAATCCTGGTAAGTTTGTATTTTCAGTAACTTCTCTTAATGCCAGACCTGGAATAAAAAATTCATTTCCTTCTTTTAATCCAAACTGACGGTATGTATATTTTGCATGGTATTGCTCATAATCATATGTATTTCCAGCATTATAATTAATAAAATCAGTTAATATGTATGTTGCTTTATTAGTAAGACCAGCAACTTCTGTAGCCAGGTTATATTTATTATTTCTGTGTGTATCAAAATATTTATCTGCAGTTTCATTAACTTCAAATGGAGTAATTAATGCTGATTGAGAATCAAAGTCTTCAGTCATTTGTGAAACACTTGTAAATTTCTTTACAACGCCAAGATCTATAGCAAGTTTTGGACTTGAAACATAAAGACTTGCTCCTTGTGCACAAACATTTCGTAATGATTTAATAAAATTATCATACATGATTTTAACTTCAAAGTCTGAATATCCTACAAGACTTTCTTTTACTTCTTCGCTTGTTTCTGGATAATTCATAAACACTATTAGATCGTAAGAATTAATATTAATATCTTGTTGTAAGTCAATAAGTCTTTCAAGACCCTTTTCATTAGTCCACCTATTTGTAAAGATTGGTTGAGTGTTTATGTTATCAGAATTTGGATTATATTCAAGTTGAATCCATTTTTGATCATCCAACAATGAATCTATATCTGATTCCAATGTCCAGGATGTATCCTTAAATTGACCATCAGTAACTCTTACGACTCCGTTATTAATTTGGAATGGTGAAGAAGCATTTACTGCTCTTGTTAAGGGCTTATTTAGGCCATTAAATACATAAATTCCGTTATCTCTTTTGCTAAATTGATTTGTCAACAAAATTCTGTCGTTATTTTCTAATTTAACTCCACCAATGAGTAGATTATTGTAGGCATAAGTAGTAAACTTATTAGTTCCTGTAGGATTATATTCTGGATTGTAAATATTATCTATGTAATCATATTCACCAAATGCTGGCTCATCATTTAAATCAAGTGGATTGTATTGTCTAACTTCTGGAAGAATATTGATTTCTCTATTTAATATACCAGTAACTTCAGAATCATTATAATAAGTATCAACACCTGGACCCCACAAAATAAGATTTGATGTTATTGCTGCTCTTACATCTTCCAATATTATTATTGATTTTGAATTTGCAACATCAATATTGTTTACTTCTGTTTTAGAATTTTTAATTTTATGTGTAACAGAATAAGAATCTACAACAAAGTTATTATCTAATTCAATTCCATCTTTTGCTTTATCATTAATTAAATTATTCCAAAATAATTTTAAGGCTTTTTTCTTATTTGCAACAACTAATGGATTAACCATTTCTGCAGTTACAGTAAAAACAGGTGCCAATTGTTTTTCGTATCCACGCCAAAGTCTTAATCTCTGCTGAATCTCAAACTTATTTAAACAATAATTTACTCCATAAACAATTGTATGAAAAGATCCTTTAAAAGCATTTGCTCTTGCTTCATCACTATAACTTCCCCTGGTGATAACGCTTGGAATTTCGCCTATTCCAATTGTTCTATCAAAATCATCAAAAACTGATACTGGATTTCTATCTGGCGTATTCCATCCATTTTCAATAATACCATCATATGAAATAGCCAACAATGGGTTCATTAACATCCATTCAAGAATTGGGAAAAAGATATTTTTATTGTTTATATAATCAGTAGTTCTAAAGTCTAATTGACCATCAACCCAGATTTCAAGAAACTTTTTATTAAATTTTAATCCACGCTCTCTTAAAGTTCCTGGCCTTCCAATATTTACTACAACATGGTGCCATTGATCGTCTGCAACATTTAAATTTCCAGTAATTTCAAAATCATCTTCATGATTAATAAAATTATCTTTATATTTAAGGTTTATTTTTCCATTTTTTAAATTTATAGAAAAGGTTTTATTTGTAACATTTTCTTCTTGAATATAAGCATAATCTGAACTAATTACAACTGGTTCTTTTGCAAGTATAGTTGCTGAAGCATTTAGTTCAGCAGTTACACCCTGTGGCATTAATGTTTGAAATAAATCAGAATTGCCATATGCAATTATTGAATTTTGTTTGTCTGTTTTAAAAGTAAACTCATAGTATCCAGATCTTTCAGTTTTAATTCTAGTGCTTCCAGCATTTTGATAAGAACTTCTGGAATATGAACTAAGAGAAAGCATTGTGTCTTCATTAAATTGTGGGACGAGACCTTGGTTATTAAATGATAAGGTCTTAGGATAATCGCTTTCGTATGTTTCTCTAGATATTCTTCCTTTATTGTAAAAATATGGAACTAAGTCTCCACCAGCACCACTTGCACTAGGATATCCACTATCATTAAATATCTTGTTGTCCCAATATTTAACAAGACTATTTGAAAGTCCACCATCTCTATAATCATCAAGAACATAAGGATTGCTTAAATCGTATGCAGATCTAACAGAAATAGGTGCAACACCTTTTCTTATCTCAAAAATATCATAATTTAAAAATGTATTTTGTTCTGATCTTCCTGGTAAATCATTTGGAATTATTTCTTTCATTATAATATCTCCATGTCTTTATAGATTTTTTGGTTCCTTGCAACAATTCTTAAATATTTTATATATGATGAGAATTCGTTTATTTGATAACGAAGTCCATTTGTAGATACAGAGATTCCAAAATCATTAGTAGGGAAAGTAAAAGGCTGAGGTCTATCAATTAAAACAATACTAGCAAGCATTGGCCCACCAGGAATAGTTATTACAAGTCCTGGATTATTAAATATTGCAGTAACAACAAATACATCAGCAGTTATTATTCTATCTTCAAATACTCTTGGATCTGCAAGCATTGCTGTAGCAGTTAAAAGATCTGCAACTAATACAATGTTACGAACAGGAGTTGTAACTGGCTCTAACAGGCTTGCAGAGGCTGTCAATGGTGCTGTAGCAAGAATAGATGATGTTGAAAATGCTGGCATTACTAATTCATCTAATGCAATAAATGCCTCAACAACAATTGTCTTATTATTTTTATCTGGCATAGCATTATAAAGATTTGTTACCTGTGTTTGGGTTATTGAGTTTTTATCCCAATAGACTTCATCAATAATAAGTTTAGTATTTGCTGGAACAACTGGTAATGATGTTTCTGCAAATGGAGTAATTAAACATCCAACAGAATATCTTGGAAGATTATTTGCTTCATCATTTGGAGCAGTATGGGGTGTTCCATTAATTAGCGAAACTCTATTTGTCCCTAAATCAATAGTCATTACTAATGTTGCATCTACATAAATTTTTGCATAATCTGTTTGACCAGTGTGGTCTAGATCTAATACAACAAGATGTCTATTATAGTCAAATAGGTTAATATTATTAACAGTTGTTTGAGTAATGACTGTTGTTGTATTTTTAAATTCAAAATGTAATTTATTTTGATAATGATACAACAAGAAATAATCTCCAGTTCCATATCCATAAGCATTTGCAATAATTCTTAAACCTGTTGTAGATGTATCATCTAATGCTCTTTGAATCCAGAATGAAGACGAATAATGATTTCCACTTGTGCCCCAATCATCATCATGTACTGATTCTCTAAGAATTACGCCATCAGTAATATATGAAGATCCTGTGGTTTTTACAGACTTACCATTAATTCCAAGATCTGGGTTAACAACTGTTCCGCCAATTGTTGTAGGAATTACCGCATAATCAGCATCTGTTCCATAATCTAATGTTCCATCTGCTGCATCAAAAGTTACATAACGATATGGAGCAATGTTTGTTTGCACATATTGATAGTAAAAATCATTTAAGAAATAGGCTTCAGGTCTTTCTGCATATGCAATTGCTGGCTCTGCATAAATTGTCCAACCATAAAAAATAGTTACATCTGTATTTTGTGCAGATGCTGTCATTATGTCTGCTGTTATTGATTTATTTTTTACTGCCAAAATTGAAGGATCTGCAAAAAGTGTTGTTGCAGTTGCTGGAGTTTCTGAAATAATAGCATTATCAATTGCAATAACCTGATGGTCTCCTGATTGAACATCTGCATCAAATGAACCAACCTGATAAGAAACATTTGGGCTTGCTGTTGAAATAAAGTTGTAATGATTAATAATCTGAGAATTAGTCAATGCATTTGCATAAATTGCTACTTCATCTATTCCTACTTCTGAAAACGATGCTGTTGGTGTTCCAAAAGTAGTAATATAATCAGATCCAAATATTACTGCATCTGCAGAAGTGCTTGTCCAATCAGTATAGTTATATTGTTCTGTTATATATCTAGATCCATTAATCCATAGTTCTGCTCGTCTTTTACCAGCAGTTCCATCATCAAATGACTGAACAACAACATGTACCCAGTTACCACTAGAAAAAGATGTGGAACTTGTGTTGATCTCAAAAGTTTTAAAAGTAGTTGGGCTGTCTGCAATTTGTACCCTTACTCTTGGCAGAGACCTTGGTTGAGGAAAAGGATTTTCTGTTTGTGGCACAAGAGAAATTCTTAGTGGCCCTCTAACCAAGAAAAAAGTTGGATCACTTAAGCCATTTGGCATAAATGGAAGTTTTACCCAAGATTCCCAAGCAAATGTACCATTTGATACAAGTTCATTAAAAGATTCTGCAATAGTTGCAGTAGTAAAAGTAAACTTTCCATCTGAAGAACCAGCGGGACCAAGCCAAGACTTTCCTTCTGCAATAAGATTTAATGGATTTCCAAGATCTTGCAATGTTCTAAGATTTAAATCTTTAGTAAATGTTCCAGTTTGGTATCCACTATTTGTTGTTGTTGTGCTTTTGCCATCATAAATATATAAGTATGGATTAAGTGCTTTAACTAATGAATAATAATTTGCTTGAACATTTGCACTTCCACCTGGCATAGTTGCAGATGCGATCATTGGATTTACTGCAATAATTGGGTCTACTAGTAATGCTGTTGCAGTTAACGGTTCACTAGAATAAGACTCATTGCTTCCAGTGCTTACAATTATATTGTCTCCAATAATTGCTGATGCTTCCAAAACTTCAGTTACAACATTATTTATATTTTTAATTGCACTAACAACAACATTTTGTCTAAATTCTGCAGATGCAACAATAGATGTTGTAACTTGAACATTGTCATTTGCAACAATAACAATAGTTGGTTCTTGCATAAGCGCACTTGCTGTTGCTGGACTTTTTGTTATATTAACAGAAATTGGCTGAGTTGTGTTCCAAATTTCAGTAATTGCATTTGCATCAATTGTTGCAAATGGAGCCATATAAAAGTTTGATAAATTGTAGGTCATGCTATATGCAGTAGATGTATCACCAAATATACTGTATTCAGCAGTAGAAGAAGAACTTGAATGTGTTTTTGTTAAAACTAAACTTCCATTTAAATATGCAGTCCAAGTATTTGATGTTCTTCTTAATGCAAGGTAATACCAAGTATTTGCTTGAATAGTTGTTCCAGTAATAACATCTGGAATTGTAGAAATTCCAAACACAAAATTATTTGATCCAGAATTTCCAGTTATTCCAAAAGAAAATCCTAAAGTTTCTTCAGGTGTAACAATATGAAATTTTCTTACATCTGTTCCAAGAGATGGAAGTGAAGGAAACATAACCCAAAGTCCAGTTGAAAAATTATTATCATTAATTGTTGAAACTAATCCAGAGTTTTCATTTCTTAGTCTACAACCATTGTTTCCATCGATTTGAAATTTCCAAGATCCATTAGAATTATAAGGACTAACTGTTGGTTCCGAAACTGGATTTCTTCCTGTTTTATTCCAATTTGTTACTATTGATTGTGCAATTGTTCCAGTTTCTTCTGGAGGCAGTCTATAGCCATGATCAAATGAAATTCCTTTTTCAATTGCATAGGTGTTTATTTTTTTTTCTAAATTAGATTGATGACCAACATTATAAATTTCTAAAAGATCTGATGCTGTAACTGTTGATGCTGGAGCAATAAAAAAGTTTGATGCATTCATTGACATTTCTGTTGCTGTATTAGTAGGAACAACAGCAGAGCCAATAATAAAAAGAGTAGCACTAGTTGTAAGGTTGCGAACTAATGAAAGTGCTTCTACACCGTTAATATAATATTTTGTTGATGTTGCATCTTGAATTACTGCTAAAAAATACCATTCATTTAAATTAAGTGTAACTCCAGATGGAACTACTGGACTACTTACATTATCAGTTGCAAATGAAAATTGAGATGGGCTTGCTGATTGAGTTCCTGTAGCAAAAAATCCAAAACCCGCAGTATTTGCACTTGCTATTTGTGCAATTGGCATAGCATTTGTAAATCCAGTTTCTGGAAGTTTATTTATTTTTACCCAAATGCCTGCTGTAAAGTTTTTATCGTTAACAACCGAAATCATAGATGTATTAGTATTTCTTATTCTACTAAAACCAGTAGCAACCGTTGAATTAAACCTCCAAGAACCAGCACCATTAAGTGGTCCTACTGTTGGTTCATGTACTATTGATCCGCCACTTGTTGACCAATCAGATGCTGTTGAATTTGCTGCCGTGCCAGTTTCTGGAACAGGTAAAGCATATGTAGATGCTAACTCAAAACCTTTTTCAATTGCGTAACTATTTATCTTTGTATTTAATGCTGATGCCATAAAAAAAGACTACGCCTGTTACAGCGTAGCCATTCCTCCTGTCAATGATAGTTCTGGATTAACACCAGATAGGCTGTGGCCATTGATAGATGGAATAGATAGAGAGAAGCAGGTCCAAGTTGAGCAGAGAGTAAGGCTATGGACAGCCTTTAGTTCTACCTTAACGGTAGGCTCAACTATATTTGCGGTAAGCCCAATAATTAATGGACCTGCTTCTACTCTAGCGTTCATTATGCTACTGTGATCCTTACGATTCCTGTAGCGTCCCAGGTAATTGTGAAGTTACCATTTGATGATGACTGATCTGAACCAAAGTCAACATATCCAATTAATGGACGAGTTGCGTTAGTTGCAGGTGAAGCATCATAGATGACTGCATAACGAGCAGTAATTGTTGATGAAGACCAAGTTGTGTCATCAGCATCAAGTGTAATTACATTTGTTGCTGAGTTATATGAGTTAGTCTTGTTAGCAAGAGTGTTTCCACCTGCTGTGTAACCTGTAGCACCAGTTACTTCATGAGCAACAACATCGTCTAAATAATTGTGTACATCCTGATCTGGTGTGTAGGCGTTAGTTAGAAGTGCTACCTTAATAGTGTCTGTATCCCAGTCAATCTCTTTGTTAAGAGCCTGTGAAAGAAACTGTCCGTATAGTTTTGATGGCATATTCTATTCCTCTCCTTACGCTGTCTTCTCAACGATTGCGAATGCGTCTGCATCTGCAACTGCGAATCCACGACGAACACGAGTCTTCAAGACTACGCCGTCACGAGCGAATTCTGCATCACGAGAAACTACTGATTCTACTCCACCACGAACACCATTGATAAGCATCTGACGGTTACCGACGATGAGCAATGCGTTTCCTGTTGGTGTATCTGTTGCTGCTGCTGAAGTTGCAGCACCGTATGAAACGACCAATGGATATCCAAATAGAGATCCTGGTGTTCCTGCTAGTGGATCTGGTAGAACTAGGT